TTGTTATCATTGCAGCTTTGATTTCAATGTTCATTTGCTTGGTCAAGTCTCTATCAAACTTGCGCATGGCTTTTAAAGTGGGTTCAACGCCTGTTATGTTTAGCGGCATGGGCCCTCTCCTTCGCTCTGTCGTTTAGTACCTGAAGCACGGCTTTAAACATTCTTTCATCAAGATCTAAAACTTCATTGGGGCTTATCTTGAGCTCCACCGCTAGTGAGGCCACTAGGTAGGTGAAACTTCCCCGGTCTATTTTTTTACAGGTTCATCATCCATAACTTCAACCGCAATCAAGGTTCCCAACCATTCTTCTCCAAATGGGGGAATGACCTCTACGCGGGAAAGCGCATTGTGCGCCAACCAATAGATGTCACTCTGTTTTTCTTGGTCACGAAATTGCTTATGAATTCCTACGCCTGTGAACTTTTCAAACGCATATTCAACCACGGGGGTGATTGGAACAATCACATCCCCTGAGGCCCTGGTGATTTTCAAGCGTGCCATTTTTGCTCCTTAGAATGCAACCGTTGGAGAAACGGTCACTGTTGTGTTTACTGTAAATGAGATGCTAGATGCAGCTTCATCGCCAACGCCGCCTGTACCCACTGGGGTAAGGTTGTTGACAAAGATTGAGAACTGATATGAAGGATTTGTTGCGCTCACTGCGGTTCCCTTAACTGTAATCATTGAAACGGCTAAAGTGGTTGCAAACGCTGCATTCAGTGTTGTCATAACCTGAGATGCTGCCCAATCATTGAAGAAATCAATTTGTAAAGTTGCGGATTGCAATCCACCAACTACCTTATGAGAAAGATCGCCCATTGTTGTGACATCCAGCTCATCCACGATTTGCGTTAAAGTAATTGCACTCACATAACTTGAGATGTCAATTGATGGAACTGTTGGCGCGGCTGCGGTTGCAAGTTTCACGCCAACATTGTTGTTTAAATAGATTGCCATGTGTTATTCCTCTGTTTCTGTTGTCGTTGGCTTCGCAGCCTTTGTGTCCTTGATCTGACCGACTTTGACAAGCCAAGCCAAATTCTCTGCGTTTGTTTCGCTCATTTTATCTCCTATGACCAAGTTGTTAGGACTGTTATGGAAAAATCCGATGTGAGCATGGGCCCACTCGGTGCATCCAACACTGAAGGAGCTGATGCACCGGTTATGTTGAACACTAATGCTGATGAGGCTAGTTTATTGAACACGGCCACAATCGTGCTTTCAATGCCGTTCAAATTTCCCTGGTTATCGAGATACGGCACGGTGCAAATAATTTTGAAGTTTGCCATGCAAGCAATTGAAGCCTGTGAGTTATTTGACGGAACTAAATAAGGATCACTGGGCGCAACTATCACTGAGTTGGCAAGAATTACTGGGGGCGGGAAGCTGAAGGTTGACCACACACCGGCATTGGCTAAAGCCGCCGCTATCGTTGTGCGAAGTGTTGTCAGTGCGACTGGTGGCATCTTTCATCCAACCATTGCGCCTGGGCTGAGATATGGAGCAAGCAATCCACGAATCGAGGCCATTAATGTGTTCGACATTCTGAATGGGCTTGGAGCATATCCATCAACGCCCATGCCGCCGTTCTGTGTAGCTTGTCGAGATTGCCAAATGTTTGTTGCCAAAATCATTGACGCTGAGCGAATTGCTGGTGTTGCTGCATAAGATGCGGTTTTATCATCAGGGCCGGACATTAGGCCATAAGGCAAAACTAAATGGATCAATTCATCACTGCCATTGCTTGCATATTGAATGTATTGGTATCCAAGCGGAAACACCCAACGGCTTGGCAGATAAGGGGCACTTACTGAGGATGGATAAGGGCTGGTGCTGGTGATGGTTTTTGTGCCATTAAACCCGGCCCCGCATGCGCTAATAACTACGGATTGGCCAACAACAAATTGACCAGGATTTGCAATGATTGCCGTTGCGACATTTGCTGAACGCCCGGTTGCAACAACTGGTGCAGTATTAAACCAAAGAAATGAATTGATAAGGTCTTGAGCAGTTTGACAACATTCTTCAACCGTTGCATCAGTGTAAAGAGTGCCAATGCCAAGTGAATCGCGTAATTCTTGCATTGTCGTATATGTCGCGGCCATCATCATCCTCTCTTTGATAAGACTCACAGGGCCAGGGCCTCCTAGCCCTGTGAGTGGCTTAGGGTTTTGTTAAGCAGTCATGTTATAGCGTTGCAGGCCACCTGAAACAAGTGTCTTTGTCGCAAAATAACCATAGAGCATTGTTGAAATTTCACCAGTAGCAACAACATTGACTGAAAGTGTCAATTTTGGTGACTCGTAAATTGCAATGCTCATTGGGTTAACGATAAAAGCACAATCATCAATTGTGGTTGAAACCATATTCTGATCAACCCACAAATCGAGACCCATCATGTCCCCGCGCAATCCGCGTGGAGTTGACTGGCCACTGGTGTTCATTGGTGAAGCTGCGTTGAAAATGCTTCGCCCTGTTGTGTCATTTGCGCCAATTAATGCTGACCAAACGGAAGTGCCCGCAATAAATGCAGTTGCAGTCTCACCACTTGCGGCGTAAACGGCTGGAGCAGCTTGCGCAACATATGCCTGAAGTCCTGCAATTGTCGTAGCCTGTGAAGTTGACTGTGTTCCGCCTGAAACAATTTCTGCAATCACTGCTGCATCAGATGCCTTGGCATATGCTCGCAAGCAGTTTTCGTACATTGCAGAATAAAAAGATGGATCTGATCTGTCAAGCAACTCTGTTGAATAAATCTGAGTGCCCGCTAGTTTTACCACTGTTGCGTTTACATAACTGGAAACAATCTGAGTTGCAGCAGTTGATGCACCTTCAGCAACGGTTCCGATTGTCGCATTTGTAGTAATTTTTGGATGTGAGATTGTCATGCCTGAAGGAGCAAGTGCGCGTGCTCCACCTAGTGCATCAATTGTTGGTCGTGACATAACTGATGTATCAATAACACTTGAAACAAATTGTGTTGGATTGAATGCCGGGTTAGTCGTGAACGAATCGTTAGCGGCTTCAATTTTTCTAGCTTGCGCATCTGCTGCACGGATATAATCGCGTGAAGTATCATCACCCATTTTGGCTTTGATTGCATGCTCAAGATATTGCGCTTGTGTCTTAATTGGTGAGCGAACTTCGCCTACTAAATAAGATGCTGAAACGACTGGGCGTGAGGCTTCCACAACGGGAGCCTCTGCCGCAGTTTCTGGGGCTGTTGTTTCATCGGCTGTCGTCATGACTGCCTCGCTTTCTGTTTGTTGGGTTGTTTCATTTTGCTCCGCTTCGCCTTCGCTCGCGGCAACACTTGTGACGGTGGCATTCTCAAAAGCCGGTGATTCCACCAGGCTGACTTCAATGAGCCTTGCAGCCGTCACTAGGAGGTAATCGTCAGTCGGTAGGGATGAAATTACTTCCACCCCAACGGATAACCCGCTAACTAAATCCTCCGCAGCCAGGGTCAAATAATCTGAACCCTTGCTGCTACTTGAAATCTTAAAGGATCCATAAATAAAATCGCCATCCTTGCTAAAGGATTGAGCGCGGCCAATTGGATCATCGGCTCTATGTTGCGCAAGCAACTTAATTTTGCCTGGTGATGGGATCTGTATTGAACCGCTCTCAAATACAACTGCACCTGCGGAAGTGTGACCAACGGCCCCATATTCCATGATTTTGCCTGAGATAACTCGGCGTTCAGTATCAGCCGCCTGGATTGGCGTGCTAAAGGTTAACTTCATGATGCATCTCCGTTCGGTGATAAGTTTTCCATTGCCTTGGCTTGATCTAAAGTAATTAATTCAAGTGTGAGCATTTTTTCTATAACTGCAAGGCGTGAAGTTGCATCAGCGCGCAAAAATGTTTCATCAGAATTGAAGCGCACAACATTTTGTGAACTGGTGATGTCATTCATGCTTAGTCTGTCCTCTATCGCACAAACAAAAGGAGCCAGGGTGTACGCATAAAATTCTTTCCGGGCGTCAAGGACATTTTGATAAGTCATGCTTTTATTTGCATCGCTTGAAGCCATATATGCCGGAACATTCATCAAACGACAAATTTCAGTTGAAAAATCTTGTTTTGCTTCCGCGTACATCATGTCCTTAGGTGAGAATGATGTTGTTTGATAATCCAAAGTGCTGGTGAGAAACGCAGTGCCACGCGAATTTCTAGCGGCTTTCCAACTTGCAAGAATTCCTTGCACTTGCGCTTCAGGAAGATCAGCCCCGGAATTCCGAATATATCCGGACGGGATGGGAGTTTGTGCAGCTATCGCAGCCGCTTTTTCTAAATCTAAAGCTGCACGCATAGTGCGGCCGCCGGTTGCAAGCACTCCAGGCTGAAGTGACTGGAATGTAATTAAACTTCCAATTCCGTTTTGTGGGCGCACTTCATTGTCAACTGTGTAATATTCAACTTCAGTATTACGCGCATTAAGTTTTGGTGTAACTCTTTCATTGGCAACCCACGCAAAACGCGCTGGCCGTCCATCATCGCTATAAGTTGCGGTGCATTCCCAATATGCAATTTGATAGAACAACAACGATTGCACGGTGTAAGCAATGGTGACTGAACGCGGTTGTCT